CAAGTAAGCCATAGGAATTTTAATCGCTGCAAATAACTTATTTTGCAGATATTTTACATCATCGATTGCCGTCGCCCAAGTCTGACCGCCCAAATTGGTAATATCAGTTGCAGCAACACCATTTCTTACTGGTACAAAGAAATCCTCCTCGATTGAAAGTGGGTTATACCGAAGATCCAATTCTCCTGTTTTAGAATTAATAACCTCGTGTCTCTTCATCGAAGTCATGACCTTCTGCATGTACTGTTCTACTTCTTCTGGTGGAATGCCCCCGACATCAACTTTAAAAATCCTTCTGTCTGGAGATCTAACAATCCTATATGCGATCATCGCGTCTTCAAGAAGGGTTAATTGCCTCCAAATTCTACGGCCCGGATCTAAAACGGATGTGCCATATGGCTGATATTTGTCATTACCTAAAATTCTAAAATGAGCTAACTGCCAATTTTCAAACGTCAGGCCGCCGGTGTTCCACTGATATTGAACATAATTTGGATTAGATGGATCTTGGCCCTCCATCCTTTCTATTTCCACAACAGGCATTCCGATCATTCCCTTGATGCCAGTCTGCTCATCAATATCCAAATATCCAAAAAAGTCTCCGTACTTACACATAGAGCGAACCCAACCAAAAAGATTAGAGTCAACCGACAAAACTTTGAAAAATAGGGTATTAAGTATTTCCTTTATTTCTTCATTTTGACAATCAATTATTAATGATTTTTCGAATTCAGTATGAGTGGTAATTTCATCAGCATAAATATCCATAGCCGAAGCCAGTTCCGGCATAAACTCCATTTGATCAAAATCTGCGTATCGCTCGGATCGATTAAGACTATTCATCATAGCAGATGAAATAGTTTCCCATGGATTATAAGCCTGCCTCTTAAATGAGTGGCCGCCGGCGTTTTTAAATTTTGGGCCAAATTTATCAATAGAAAATTTTCTATTATTTCTAGTTTGTTGTGCCCTATAATTTACAATAGGCCCCGAAAAAAGCCTAGTAAGCCTTTGAAATAGTGGACTATCTGGATTTCTTGGGTTTCTCTTATTGTCATTTTTAGCCATGTTCTATCACCTATTTCATAAAAAACGGTAGTTTATCTAGAGAAACCACGCGTTGCTTTTTATTATCATTATAAATATAATTATCTTTCTTTTTTTGATTCATCCCAGAGATTCTAGTATCTAAAGATTTGTTACTTGTCATTATAGCATTAATCATAACTTTTTTATACTGCATATCCTGTTCATTTACAGTCAAAGCTGTGTCTCTGACCCAACAGCCGATAGCGCAAGCCATCACCAAATCGTCATTATAACTACGCATAGCTTGAGCCTTGCCGTTGTTCCAAATAAAAGTTTTCAATTCATTAAAAAGTCTCTTAGATTTAATTTTTAAAACTTTATTTCTAATAAACTCCTCTAATTTTGCTATTATCATCGGCCTTGTTTTCACCGTTGTGCTAAACCCGGGCACGGTTGCTGTGGCGTGTTCTGCATAACTCTGCTCAACATAATCATGAGTTGATTTTCTTGAATAATACATCTTTGTATGACCGTAATCTTTTAATTTAGTAAGCACAGTAATGCCAACTGAATTATTTTCAACAACTGTCAAGCACATACCATAATTTTTAGACGTATCATATATCATTTTAGCAAAACTATCTAGTGGCTGCTTTCCTTGATATTCACAACATATTTCCATAGTGTCTGAATTAAAAACATAAAATGTCGAATTGTCCTTGCCGTCACCACGGGCGACATCGGCAACCATAAAATATTTATTCCCCTCTTCCGGCTGTTTCCAAATCCACAAGTTCCTATCAAAGCCGGCCTTGTATTCTGGTTCTTCCAACTCTTCTTCTTGAATCCTCATAAGGTCTTTGCCGTGAATGAGGGTATCACCAGACATATTAAAACTACACTCCAATTCTTGTGCAATCTCACGTTTAGACATATTTTTAGTTTCTTTTGTATACCACTCATGATCCCTCTCTGGGTGGAGATCCCATGGTAGTTTGACGGGATTAAAGTCATTAAGACCTTGATCGGCTTCAATATAAAGTTTGTGAAAAAGATTTCCGACGCCCTTTGGTGTTGAAATTATTATACAATCACCGCCAGTTGACAAGGTGGGATATAAACCAGCCCATAGATCTTCTAGACCTTCAATGATTGCAGCCTCGTCAATGACAAGCAGGGACAACGCCTCGGAGCGGCCTGCATCACCAGATGTAGAAATCGCCTTAACCTGAGATCCATTTGACAATTCAAAAGAATTTTTATTATCAACGACCAACTCAGAAATTCGCATCCATTCCGGAATTGATCGAAGAGCAAATTTTATTTTTCTTACTAAGTTTGCCGCAGTCTGCAGCTTTGTTGCCATAACAACGACATTCTTATTTTGATGGAAAAGAACAAACCATGCAACATAAACAGCGGTAACTGTAGAGATGCCCAATTGCCTAGCCTTTAAAATAATATTGAAACGATTATCTTGATAATCACCAACGATATCCTTTTGGAAAGAATACATCGAAAAGGGTATCATGCCTTTTATTGGGTGGGCTATCTTGCCATAATTATCAATAAAATAAACCGGGTCTTTGCCGCTAGTTATAATTTCTTTTTTTATTTGGGTTTTTGTTAAAGAGCGAGTCATTAACTGCCATATTTTGCTGCCTTCAAGAAATCACGCGTTATATCATAAGCTGGTCTTTCCGGTTCAGCGACACCCTTTAAACCACCAATTGTATAACACTTTGTTGCTTGAATCCAGCTTCTTTTTCTATTCATGTACTGAAGAAGGATATCCGCTTCGCCATCGGCCTTTAAGGAAAGGGCGTTGCCGGTTGCTTTTTTGTATCTTTCCTTTAAAAATTTGGCAATATTGGCAAACCTTTCCTCTACGTCACCTTGATAAGCATCGGGGCCACGTCGATGGACTTCCTTCATGGGAGCTTCAGAATGATATTTAACATACAGTTTTTGGCCGACCATCTGGATGCCAAAGCCATCCATGTCTCCATCCCTAGACTGCATCAAGGGATTTTTTTCGTCTCGTTTTAATCCAATCTTAATGCGCTCACCATTTTCGTCAGTGGCACCATCATAAGCATAGCCCATCGCTTGGCTTAACCCTCTCAATATTTCTAATTCTTTAGACATTTTTTGGTCTCCATCCGTTTAGCCATCGTTCTTCGCGATGCTCTACATGGTTTATATAACACTTGTTACAACAATCATATTTTGTTATATAAACCATATCTCCCTCATTTAAAACATCAAAACACACATCACATATATTTTTTATGTCCTTCTTAAATAGTTTTGCAGAAAATAAAAACCCCTCTCTCTCTTCGATGGTGTTGTTGCCAGCAGATAAAAACTCTATTTGCTTCGCCTCTTCCAGATATTCTTTTTCTTTTTCCGGCGTCCAATGTTTAGAGGGATTTTGTATAGCCTCTTTTCCATATTTTTTTGCTACTGCTTTTTCTAATCCCGCTATATAATTCAAGTCAGCCTTTTTCTTTTTCATTTCGCTGTTTGGACCGCCGCATAGAATATGCCCATCGACAAAGCAACACCGCCCAAGAAGCCGCCGGCAAACCACCAATGACTATAAGCGTTTGGCCGATCAAGCGTTATTTTTTCAAGATGATCGATCTGATCATTTTTAATTTTTAAAATGGCGTTGTATTTCTTTTCTGTAGCTGTCAGTGAAGCCTTGACAGTTGAGGTCAGCATATCACACTTGGCCTTTTCTTTGGCCACATTATGCCTAAGCTGTAGCGCACACTCTAGCTGGCCCTTTTCCTTCGAAGTCAATAACACCGCGTTAGCCTCATAATTGTAAAGAATGCCGTTATAAGGAGCTTTCTGTCCCTGCTTAATCTCTGCTACCTTTGGGTTGGAATAAGAATTAACAGGAATAAGAATAATTGAAAGTATTAAAGCTATACTAACCAGTCGTGTCATCTATTGTCACCAATTCAAAACCAAATTCATTAGCAATTTTTGCAGTTCTGCCCTCTGGATCATTATGCGTCTCTTCGACAATTTTTTTAACCTTTTTCTTTTCCCACTCTTTTAAATCTAGTTTCTGCTTTTTATATTCTTCATCAA